ATATTTAATATGAAATATGATGACGTGTCTCCTCAAGTACCAGCCATGATAGTACTTTATACTATGTGGAACATTCAGTTTCACTATATACATGTCGGCGACATCGTTACATCACTTTCACATACACTCATTCCTGCGATCGTCGCGCTACGGGTATACACCGTGGCACCGGAATACACGTTGCGTATGTTCGCTTTGGCTCGATTCATAGCACTTTCTACACATGGTATACATTACGCAAGCCCCGTGGTGTGTCATTCGCAAGGAGTTTATTGATCGCGAGCCCTTCAAGGGCTTAAAAGTATGCGTGTAGTGTAATACAAAACAAAATGGAGTCTCCTCCAACTTTGTCGCGTGATAAGCTAAATTCCCTTGTTGGGACAAAAATCAACAATATTGAACTGTATCAACGGGCTTTCACTCACAAAAGCGCGTTGAAGCGGTACTCTGGTCTGACTGGTTCGTACGAAACTCTTGAATTCATGGGAGATTCGGTACTTGGTTTCATCATCACAAAGCACCTGTTTGATCAGTACGAAAAGCACCAAGAGGGGTTCTTGACCAAGGCGCGCACGAAGATGGTCAGGGGCAAGACCCTGTGTGAAATTTCCAAGATTTTAGGCCTTGAAAAGTTGATCCTGATGGATGAAAAGGGGGAGCGCAACGGATGGAACACCAACGAGCACATCATGGAGGACGTCTTCGAGGCTCTCGTGGGCGCTATATATCTGGATCTCGGAATGGTCCACGCAAAGCAATTCGTTCTTGAATCGTTCACAAAGGTGGAGACGTCCCTCGTGGATGACAATTACAAGGACCAATTGATGCGCTGGTGTCAGGCGCTCAAGTACCCCTTGCCGGAGTATCGCGTAGATGGTCAGACGAACGGGCAATTCTTCATTACGGTCATAGTGGATGGTATGGAATGCGGCGCGGGTTTTGCACTTACCAAGAAACAGGGCGAGCAGAACGCAGCCGAAATTGTACTTAAGACGGATCCTCGATTCAAGAGTAAGAATGGAGGACCCCCAAAACGTGAGGGACGTGGCGGCGAAGCTCCTTGCGGCTGAATATGCCGAACAAAGATCTGATGAATGGTTAGCGCTCCGTGAACAAATGATCACGGCGAGTGACGTCGCGAGTGCGATCGGTGAGAGTCGTTATGAATCTCCGGATGCGTTTGTGAAGAAAAAGGTTCTGAGCCTCAAGTGGGCCGGAAACGCCGCGACGGCGCACGGGACCCTTCTCGAGCCCCTCGTGCGAGACCTGTATGACGAGCGAACCGGGCGCAAGTCTCATGAGATTGGGCTCGTTCAGCATCGTGATTACCCGTGGCTCGGGGCGTCGCCCGATGGCGTCACAGAAGATGGGCTCCTCATCGAGATAAAGTGCCCATTGACGCGCAAAATCGAGGCAAAGGTGCCCAAGCACTATCTACCCCAAGTCCAACTCCAGCTCGAGATTACGGACCTGGAGGAGTGTGATTTTGTGCAGTACCGGCCGGCGAAGACCGAAGGCGCCGAGCCAGAGTTTGTGGTTGTCCGCGTCAAGCGTGATCGGGACTGGTTCGCAAAGAACCTACCGGCTATGAAGGCTGCATGGGATCGTATAGTCAAAGGGCGTGAACACGGTCTATGTGAGCTGGTGGACGAACCTTCCACATCGCAGTTTAAGAATGAAATTGTATGTGAGCTAGTAGAAGATGACGCCTGAGGAGGCTTTTCAGGATATTTTTGGTCCGAAAATATCCTGCCGACACAAGAACCGGTTCCTCAAGTGCCGTGAATGTGCGGGGGACTTTTGCGCCAAGTGCATTCAGCTCGAGGTTCACGTGTGCCCCAAGCTGGATGAACGGTCTAAAACTGAAAAAGAGAATTTATCAAAGAAATTAGTCAGGGTGGTGGCGGCCAAGGTGGCTACTTTTTGATGCGTGAAAACAGATACACCACCAACGCAATAAGCGCGAGCCAAATGAGCAGGTCAGGCGTCTTTAAGGCTCCCGCCGTCCATGTGTCATCCTTGGCGCGATGGCCTCCCATCCAACTCCATGGCTGTCCTGGGCGCATCCACGACACGGTACCGTCTGGGAACTCATTCTTGCGTGCTGGGAAACCGCGGAAAGGCGCTGGGCTCGACTCGGCCGTCTTTAAGTACATGGAACCGGACAGGTTCATGTTGGGGTCTGAGGCGGCGCCCCCCATAAGAGAGTCGGTGTAGACCGTTGGCTCCTCACTAATTTCCGTAGTGTACGAGCCGTCATTTGGAATCATGCTCGGGAACCCGTCGGAATAAACACCGAAGGTTCCGGACCACGTGTATGGGTTGAAGCGATTGATGCTCAAGTCATCGCATGCCATGGCGGCCGTCGCCATATTAACATACGCTTACATTATTTTTACTTCCTGTAGCGTAAACCTTCGTCTGGACCTTCTGACGGTGGAGCTCCCACATCGTGTCCATGTCAACGTTCAACATATGGGCCAACTGGAAAAGATAACTGAACACGTCACCCATCTCCATCGTGATATCAGTTCCCCGGTCCTTCTTGAGTCCCGTCTTTTTGTAAATTCTCTGGTTCTGACGAATCGACGAGGCCAACTCGCCCATCTCTTCGTTCAGAAGCATCCATACGATACTTACGGGGGCTTTGTCCCACCCCTTCACTCTACACATCTCAGCAGTTTCATCACGAAACCTATTCATTGTAAATCAAAGCCGTCACCTCTCTAAGCTTTGTTGAACCTGCTTATTACGTGACGCATTTTGAACACGATGAAAAGTGCCACCAAGAGCATAGCCAACTCTGTACCCGTCTTCCAGTTTTCCACCTTGTGTTCGTCACCCGTCTTGGTCCGGGCCCAGGGCTCGACGACCGCGTTACTGAAGAGGCGAATCGCCCGGTCGATGGCGAAAAAAATGAAGAAGCCGATCAGGATATCGTCTAGGGCGCGCATTTAGAATGCGATCTTGCTGTTGTATGGCATTTTATTTCCATATGTGCTCGTGCTGACTGGGGCCGCGAGGGGCACTGGGTTGGACGAGATGTCGCGCAGGTACACGAGCTGCTGGAGGACACCGGTCGAGACGGTCGCCGTCGCCTCCTTGGCGACTTGGGTGTTCATGGCGCCCACCTGGCCACGCACGTCGCTGTAAGGGTCCCGGGACATGTTCGTGTAGACGCGCTTCATGAGCGCCTGCAGGTCGGCGTCGTTCTGACGCTCGATTTTCACGCCAGTTTTGGCCTGGACCGAATCGATGATCATGGAGTGGACCTGCTCCCGATTGAAATCAGAAAAGAATGCATCCGTCAGGGGCGTTGGAAGCAGACGGGTGCTCATTTGATGTATGCAGGGATAAAAAAAGCCGACACTTATTACACAATGAAGGTTGTGAAGAGAAACGGGGACGTACAAGAGATGTTGTTCGACAAGGTGACCAAGCGAATTTCAAAACTGAATCAGGCTCCGGAGTTTGAGCCCCTGAACGTCCAGCCGGACAAGGTGGCCCAGAAGGTTTTCACGAGCATGTACGACGGTATTTCCACTTCCGAAATTGACAACCTGACGGCCGAGGTGGCGGTCGCCATGATCACTGAGCATCCTGATTACGAAACCCTCGCCATGCGCGTGACGGTTTCAAATCTCCAAAAGAATTGTCCCACGACTTTTAGCGCCGCCATGGCTGCTCTACATGCAAAGGGGGTGATTTCAGACGATGGGTTTGCGTTAATAACACCTGAAATGGATGTGTGGATTGACGACAAGCGCGATTACCTCTTTGGATACTTTGGAATCAAGACGTTGCAGAAGGGATACTTGAACGAAGGCGAGACGCCCCAGTACCTCTTCATGCGCGTCGCCCTCTGGATACACGGCGGGGATGCGAAACGTACCCGGGAGACGTACGACCTTATGTCCCAAAAGTATTTCACACACGCAACTCCTACACTTTTTAACAGCCTCTCGAATAACTCACAGGGAAGTTCCTGCTTCCTAGTGGCTATGAAGGATGACAGCATCGAGGGAATCTACGAGACGCTCAAGGAGTGTGCCCACATTTCCAAATGGTCGGGTGGCATCGGTATCCACTGCTCGAACATCCGCGCCAACGGTTCGCCAATCAAGGGTACGAATGGCGTCGCCGACGGTATCGTGCCGATGCTCCGTGTCTTCAACAACACCGCCCGGTACGTGAACCAGGGTGGCGGAAAGCGCAAGGGCTCCTTCGCCATCTACCTCGAGCCGTGGCACGCAGATATCATGGAGTTCCTGGAGCTGCGTCTCAACCAGGGAGACGAGGAGATGCGTTGCCGCGACCTGTTCACGGCCATGTGGATCCCCGACCTCTTCATGGAGAAGGTGGAGAAGGACGAGGAGTGGCACCTGATGTGCCCTCACGAGTGCCCGGGACTGCCCGACGTGTACGGCGAGGAGTTCAACGAGTTGTACCGGACGTACGTGGCGCAGGGCCGGTTCAAGAAGGCGGTCAAGGCGCGGCTGGTATGGGACGCGATTCTGAAGAGCCAGGTTGAGACTGGAACGCCCTATATGTGCTACAAGGACAGCGTCAACGCGAAGTCGAATCAGAAAAATATCGGGACGATCAAGTCCAGCAACTTGTGCACTGAAGTGGTTCAGGTTTCCACCCCTGACGAGACTGCCGTGTGTAATTTGGCGTCCATCTGCCTTCCGTCGTTCGTGAAGAATGCGTCGTACGGATCCGCTGACGGGTCTTCGGGGACCACCCCCTACTTTGACTTTGAGCAGCTTCACGCGGTGACCCGAGTCATTACACGCAACCTGAACCGGGTCATAGACAATAACTATTACCCGACAGAGGCGGCTCGCAAGTCGAATATGCGCCACCGGCCCATCGGGATCGGGGTTCAGGGGCTGGCTGACGTGTTCATGATGCTCGGTCTGTCGTTCGACGAGCCCAAGGCGCGTAAGCTCAACACCGGCATTTTCGAGGCCATTTACCATGCGGCTCTGACCGAGTCGTGTGAGTTGGCCAAAGAGGAGGGACCCTACGAGACGTTCCAGGGTTCACCGGCGTCACAGGGTATCCTTCAACAGGACATGTGGGGCGTCCAACCCAATGAATTTTGGAATGAAATTCGGGAGTCTATCAAGACCCATGGACTCCGCAACTCGCTGCTGGTCGCCCCCATGCCGACCGCATCCACGGCTCAAATCATGGGCAACAACGAGGCGTTCGAGCCGTACACGACCAACATCTACCTGCGTCGGACCCTGGCCGGTGAGTTTGTCATGATCAACAAGCACCTGGTCCGCGAGTTGATGTCTCTCGGAAAGTGGACGCCGGAAATCAAGACTGAAATTGTGCGAGCCGGTGGGTCCGTACAAAACCTGGACGGCGTTCCCGACAAGCTCAAGGAGGTTTACAGGACAGTATGGGAGATTTCTCAGAAGAGCATCATCGAGATGAGCGCTGACCGGGGCGCATACATCGACCAGTCCCAGTCGCTCAACATC